CCGACATGACGGCGGCATTCGCGCCCGCGCTTGCTGCCGGTGTGGCGAACGCCATCGTCCTCTCGCTCGCGACCCGGCTGCGCGATGCGTTCGGCCTGCCGGAGAACAAGTCGCAGGCCGATCGTGCGGATCGTGCCGTCGCGCTGATCCAGGCCAACAATCAGCAGCAGCGCGCGCCCATTCACGGCGGCATCCCGACAACGTGCGCCCAGGTCGCATTCCTGGCGCTCCGGGCGGCCGGGCGCATCAATGACGCGCAGAGCGTGGCGGACGGCTCCGCCGACGCCGACGCGGTGTTGTCGCTGCTGTCCGGCATGGTGGCGCAGTGGCAGCGCAGGCGATGGCTGGTCTGGTCGCTCGCCGATACCGCCGTCCAATCGACCAACGCCGCAAGCTACACCGTGGGGCCAACCGGCGACTTTGCGATCCCGCGGCCGGATCGGATCGATTCCGCGTTCGCGCGGTTGCAAACCGGCACCAATACCATGTCGTTTATGCTGTCCTACCTGCCTACCGATCCGACCGGACTCGGCGGCGGCGCGCTGTGGAACAACGGCGGCGTCGTTATGATCGTACCGGGCGGCACGATGCCGACGAGCCCCGCCGGACTCAACCCAGGGCAGACATGGAATAACGGCGGCGTGATGATGGTCGTTAGCGGCACGGCGCAAGGGCTTGGCGTCGGATTTCTCGATATTCCTCTTGGCATTATCGAATCCCGTGAGGATTACAACCGGATCACATTGAAGGGCCTCAGCACCTTCCCGGCGCATGTCTGGTACGACAGCGCGTTTCCGGTCGGCGTGCTGCATCCTTATCCCATCGTGCCGACCGGCTTCGAGATTCACATCGCGACCAAGAGCGCGCTCCCGGTCTACACCACGCTAACCCAGGCGCTCGGCGTGCCCGCCGAGTACGTCGAGGCTATGACCACCAACCTGCCGTTGCGGATCATGGCGCTCGATCCGAAGGGGCCGCAGCCGACGCCGAATCAGATCGGCCTGGCACGCGCCGCTCTCAACACGCTGCGTATGGCCAACATCCAAGTATCCGAGCTGCACATGCCCGCCAACCTGCCGGGGCGCGGGCGCGGCAGTGGCGTGGCGGCCGGATCGTCTCCCGGATTCATGAGCGGGGGCATGGCATGGTGATGCGCTCATGGCGCTGGCCGCTGCTATGGGCTGTGCTGTTCTGCACGCTCGCGGCGGTCAACCTCGGAACACCTTCATTCCTGACCATCGGGGGCGATACCGCTGCGGGAATCGACGCGCGAAGTTCGCAATACGCCGGTGGTATGAAGTGCGACGGCGCGACGAACGACACTGCGGCGCTCCAGGCGGCGGCGATCGCGGGGGACATGAATCACGGCGCGAGAAGGGTGTTGATACCACCCGGAGACTGCAAGTTCACCGGGATTACGGTGCACGCTCCAGTGACGGTGCAGTGTGCCGGCCGTAACGCGACCACACTCGATCTGATCCCCGGCACGGCCAACGCATATGTCACGATAGCTATCACCTCGACGGATGTTCCAGTCGCGCCACCTGGGAATTTTGCCTATGTCGATTTCATCGAGTGCCAGTTAACCTCTGCATCAAATGCCGATGGTCCAGGCCAGGGCACCGCGCACGGTTTCTACGTCAAGGGCCTAACCAATCCGACTCCGGCCACTGTCGTTGTCGAGCTGATCCGCGACAAGATCGCCAACGTGCCGGGCGATTGCGTCCACTATGACCAAACCGGCGGCGGGCTGTCGTGGAAAGGTAACTTCAAGGGCGAAGGCTCGACCTGCGAGCAGCCCGGCGGCAACGGCCTGTCGTGCAATTCCGGCTCCGACTGGCAGTGGTGGGAGGGGCAGGTCTGGGGCGCGACGCTCAATAACTTCCAGTTCTCCGGCTGCTCGAATATGCAGATACACGGGGTAAATACGTTCTCTGCATTGCTGGCCGATATCTCGCTGTTCAACTCCGACATGCAGTGGATCGGCGGCGTCATCGACACGACCGGCACGGATAACATAGTAGTGGGCAATTCAGGCGGCCAGCCCGTGGACATCATTGGGGCCTTTATCCGCCAGCCCGGCCAGACCGCTACCAACAGCTATAGCAACTTCCGCTTCCAGGTCACAAACACCGGGAGCGTCTACTGCACGGGCTGTCGGATAACCAATCCGGATACGGCGCTCCCCAACGGCAACACGCCGCTCAAGGTTGCCAACTTTGTGGCCGGCAACACCGGCCAACTCATCATCGACGGCACCTCGCGCGTCGAAGGCCAGGACTGGCTGGCGGCAGCCGTGAGCAACGCGCCGGACAGCATTATGAGCGCCACGGGGCGCACCAACTGGCCGCGCCAGATTGCGATCGAAAGCAACACACAGTTTGACGGCTTCGTGGTGCGCAGTCAGTCCGGCGGCAGCACATGGCTCCCGGTCGCCAAACTAATGGGTTCGGATGCGAACAACGACGCCGGCGCCGTTCAGATGCTCACAAACAACGCGATCCGCGGGTTCCTGACATCGAGCGGCGAGAGCTTCCTGCCGTCGTTTGGCACCGGCTTCGACAACCCAGGCATTCCCAGCACCGCGATGGGCCTCACCAAGATGGCAGCGGACAGCGCGGCACCTGGCGCGGGCGTGCTGAAGCTGGAGGCGACGGCAGGCACCAATGCGGGCACATGCAAGATCATCGCCTATGCGGGGACCAGCGCGACGCCTGTCACGATTGCCGATAACGTCGGCAGTGGTTGTTAGCCTTCAGTGACCCGCGTTGCACTCACCGGCGGGGCCTACAGCGCGCGCAGCGTGATCGCGGCGGCGCAGCGGCAGGTCAATCTGTATTCCGAGCCTATGCCCGCCGCGCAAGGCGAGCCGGCGCAGGCTGCGCTGTACCCGACACCTGGGCTGACGCTCCAGGCGACTGCGCCAACCGGGCCGATCCGCGGCGGCCTGACCGCAAGCAATGGCGTAGCCTATGTGGCTGGCGGCCCGTGGATCTATGCGATCGGCGCCGGCTGGACCTTTACGCCAGTATTCCCGCTGAGCGGTGGCATCAATACGCCGGTCGGCATGGCGGACGATGGTATCTATCTGGTGGTGACGGACGGAACCTCGCGCGCCGGGGTCATTACGCTAGGCACGAACTCGATCAACACGCTGGCCGCGCCACCCTTCGCCGGGTCTGACTTCGTGGATTACCTTGATACGTTTTTCATCTTCAACCTGCCCGGCACGCCGCAGTTCTTCATTTCCAATTCGCTGACCGTCGCGCTTGATCCGCTGGACTTCGCCAACAAGGAAGCCGCCGCCGACAACCTGGTGCGCGCGGTCGTCGCCAAGCGCGAGGTGTGGCTGATCGGCGAGAAGGCAACCGAGGTCTGGTATAACACCGGCGCGACCGATATCGGCGCGGGCTCTTTCCCGTTTTCCTCCATGCCCGGCGTTTTCGTTGATCGGGGCACCATAGCGAAATACAGCATCGCCGAGATCGATAACGCGGTGTACTGGCTGAGCCAGGATCGGCGTGGCAAGGGTATCGTCGTCAAAGGCTCCGGCTATCAGGTCGAGCGCATTTCGACGTTCGCGATGGAGGCCGAGCTTACCCGCTATCCCACGCTCCGGGATGCCATGGGAATGACATGCCAGATTGCCGGGCATCAGTTCTACATCCTGACTTTTCCGAGCGCCGACAAGACGTGGTGCTTTGATATCAGCACCAGCCGCCCAGGTGATCCGCGCTGGCATGAGCTCGTCTGGCTCGACAGCAACGGAGCCGAGCACCGGCACCGCGCCGGCTGCGCCTTTACGGCGTTCGACGCGGTGATAATCGGCGATTGGCAGAACGGTAATCTGTACACGCTCGATCTGGAGAACGGCACTGACAACGGCGCGCCGATCAAGCGCAGCCGCGCGTTTCCCCATCTGATCGAGGACGGCAAGCGGGTGACGTACTGGCAATTCCTCGCGGACATGGAGGCCGGAGCGGGCGGCGGCACAACGGCCGCGCCGTTTACGGTTTTTCTGGATTGGTCCGACGACCGCGGCCACACATTCGGCAATCCGGTCGGCCAGGCGCTGTTTGCGGCGGGAGAGTACCGGACCAGCATGCAATGGCAGCGGCTCGGCATGGCGCGTGATCGCGTGTTCCGTCTGACCTGGAGTGTCAACGTGCCGCACACCGCGCTGCAAGGCGCGTGGATTGAAGCGCAGCCGGCGCAAAGCTGATGAGCGTCCTCCTCCCCTCAGCCGAGCTGCAATTCGCCGACGCCAACGGCCATCCGTATGCCGGCGGCACGCTGGAGACCTACATCACCGGCACCACGACGCCGAAAACGACCTGGATCGATCCGGGCGGCATCGGCACCAACACGCAGCCGATCCGGCTGGACTCTGCCGGCCGCTGCATCCTCTACGGCGACGGCGCCTATCGCCTGATCCTGCGCGATGCAAACGGCGTGCTGGTCTGGGATCAGCCCAGCTCGACGCTGGTATCCGTAGCGATGGCGCCGGTCTGCCTCGCGCCGACGATCGCTGCGGCGCAGGTATTGCTCGGGATCGATCCGACGTTGGCCGCCGATATTGCCGCGGAGGCGACGGCGCGCGCTGCGGGTGATGCCGTGAACGCGGCAGCGATTGCGGCGGAAATCACGGCGCGCAATGCCGCCATCGCGGTTGAGGCGGCGCGGGCGCTGGCGGCGGAGGGCGTCACCAACACCAACCTTGCGAACGCCGAAACGACGCTGCTTGCGGCCATTGCCGCGCTTGGCATCGGTGGCGCGGGCCCGGTATCGGTGCGCACCGGAACCGGCACGGCTGACTCGCTCGGATATGCCAGCGTCGCGTTCTCGCCGGTGTTTCCGGCAAGACGGCTGACGATAACCGCGATCGGGACGGGGATGTACAACGGCTTCAATTTCCAGTCGTGGGATAGTCCGCTCTCGTGGCCGTCCAACGCTACGACATCATTCTCACTAATGACGCTCGGCGACACGCCGAACCCCGTTCCATTCGCCACATTTGAATGGCAGGCAACCGGCTTCTGATGGCAACGGCCAATACCGGATTTCCGTCTGCGCCGATGGTTGATCCGGCCACCGGCGAGTTGACGACGGCATGGCGCATGTTCCTGCTCGCGATGTGGTCGCGCACCGGCTCGGCGGTTGGCGTTGTGTCAACGCCCGGCGGTGGGGCATCGCCTGCCGCGCTGGCAGCCGAGACCGCCGCGCGTGCCGCCGGAGATGCCGCGCTCGGCACGCTGGCATCGTCCAATGCCGCGGCAATCGGAACTGAAGCGACGACGCGGGCAACCCACGACACGGCGCTGGCAACCTCGCTCGCGGCCGAGGCGGCGGCGCGGACGCATGCCGATACCGTCGAAGTAACGGCGCGCAATGCCGCCATCGCCACCGAGCGCACGGGACGTATCGCAGTAGACACCGCGCTGGCACTGGTCCGCCCGCTGGTGCTGCTGGTCACGGGCGCGGTGCCCGTTGACATCGTATGCACAGCCAACGGGGAGCCGGTCTATGTCACCGTTTGACGCATGACGCTGCTCACGGATGTTCTGGCGCGCGGTCTGGCAGCGGCGCGGCCGGTTGCGCCGACGCCGCCGGCCGGCACGGTTGCCGCCTATCTCGCGACTGATACCGGCGTCCTATCCGTGTGGGACGGCACGCAATGGGTATCGGGCACCTACGCAGGCGGCGCTACCGCCAACCCTGACTGGACAACTGGCGCTGGCGCACCCGCAGCGACGAAGCCCGTGGGAAGCCTGTACAGCCGCGTCGGCGGCGCAGTGGGGGCAACCCTCTATGTATCCCGCGGCGCTGGCGTTTGGGCCGCAGTGGCGGGCGTCTGACTGCCGTTTCGCACCAGCACTAGGACACATCCATGCCGTTGCCCATCAATCCCGATCCCGGCTTTGTCATCCAGGATCTGCCGCCTGTATCGGCGTCGATCGTGCGTTCGATCCCGCGCAGTCTGAGCCTGATGCGGACATGGATGCCAAGCTGCGGGGCGTTCGGCACGGTCGGCGCGTTGCAGACCACCGTATCGGTACAGTGGGGGCTTGAAGCCGGGTTCGATATGGTCCGGCTCATCTATTCCAACGATACCGCGACCCCGTACACCGTGATGCGAGCGGCCGTATCTCCAAGCTCGGCAATCGGCGATGGGCATTCGCCGGTCAACGCGGCCGGCGCAAACGACTTTACGATGTTCTCAACGGTCTACTTCAACAACGCCGGCCTCGATGTCTCGCCGCAGGATCAGACGACGTGGGGCAGCGGAACCACGACGCTCCCGGTGCCAGCCAATCCCGGCACAGCCAGCCAACCGATACGGCGGTTCTCGGATTGGACACCTATGCTGTCACTTGATCGCACTGACGGAGGGACAAACCCGCTGCTGATGTCGCGTACGCTCACCGACGCAACGGGAACTTATCGCTATGCCCTGGCTGCGAATGGAACATGGGCGCCGGTAGCAAATGGCCGCACGATCATGGCGTACCAGAAAACGAGCGTTGATAGCGTTACGGTTCCCGCCCTGCTCGCCGCTCCGGGACAATCAGGCGTCAGAGCCCCGGATGGCATTCAGTATATTTCCCGCGTTCCAGGCTTCTCCGTCCTCGGCGTTGGCGACAGCCTGACATCAGGCGGAGGATCATCGGCGACGAATAATTCGTGGGGCTGGACCGCGAGCGCCGCGCTTTCCACTCCGGCCCGGCCGATCACATTCTGGAATGAGGGATGGGTCGGTCAGGTCACATCCGACTTTTTCCCAAACGGCTATGTCGCCTTCAAAGCATGCAAGCCTGATGTCGTCACGATCGCCGTCTGGTCGCCGAATGACGGCCTTACGCAAGCAGCAGCCGACGCCGGCTGGTCTCGCGCCATGGCGTTCTGCGATTACGTCATGCGGCAGGGAGCGGTTCCCGTGCTCATGGGTCCGTGTCCGTGGCAGCTCATCACCACCGTGCCGCAGGACGCCGCGCGGCTTAGCACGCGAACGCGGATGCTCCAGGCGCAGGCATATGGCGTGAACGTGCTCGACTGGGAGCCAGTACTAGGGACTGGCGCTAGTCCTAACCGCATCCAACCGGCACTGCTGAATGTGAACCACCCCAACGACGCCGGCAACGCGCTGATGGACTCGGCAGTGTTCCGCCCGGTTCTCGCCAACATCCTGCGTGCGTAATGCGCAACTTCGTCCAGATCGCGGCCGGCGTTGACGTGCTGCCGCTGCTGTTCGCGGTCCAGCGCAATCCGCAGCTCTGGAACGCCGATCGCTTCCGCACGACCTATCCCGGCTCGCCGCATACCGAGGTGGACGACATCCTGATCCGCTTCTCCGCACCGCGCGACGATCGTACGGTCGCGACGGTGATCGAGGACGAAGCGCCGGTCTGGCATCCCGCGGCGACCATTCTCCCGTGGCAGGGCATTGTGCTCGATCTGATGCGGCGCCTCGGGGCGTACAACCTGGATCGACTGATGATTACCCGGCTCGCGCCCGGAGCGCGGATCGATGCGCATGCGGACAACGAAGGCGACTATGCGATGGCACGCTACCGCGCCCGCTTCCACGTCGTCCTGCAAGGTCTGCCTGGCTCTCTGTATCACAACGGAGACGAGACCGTGCAAATGCTCAGCGGCAGCGTTTGGACGTTCACGCCGTCGCTCGTCCACATGATCGAGAACAACTCGGCTGATGACCGCATGCACCTGATTGTCGATCTGTGCCTGATGCCCGGACTCTGAGCGCGCAGATTGAGCCATACGCCGTCGCGCTGCCGGAACTGCTACCGCTATATCCCGATCACTGGCGCGAAGTCGCGCTAGACCAGGAACACCCCGAGGCCGCGCTTGCACCTCAGTTCCACGTCTACGCGGCGCGCGATGCGGCCGGCGAGCTGGTTCTTGCCACGCTGCGGGACCGGGGCGCGGTTGTCGGGTACTTCCTGTGTTTCGTGGCGGCCGGCCTCCACTACGCCGGTTGCCTCACCGCGCACATGGATATCGTCTACGTGCACCCGAGCGTGCGCGGCCGGCATGGCGGAATGCGCCTGATCCGCTGCATGAAACGCGAACTGATCCGGCGCGGCGTCAAACGATGGATTGCCGGCGAGAAGATCGGCCGCAGCGGCGGGCTCGGTCGGCTGTACGAGATCGCCGGCTTCCGGCCGGTGGAGACGCATTACTCAATCTGGATTGGATCGTAGCATGGTACTCGCCGCCATCGGCGCTGGCGCTGGCGTCATCGGCGCGGCCGGATCATTGATCGGCGGCTCAAAAGCCGCGTCGGCCGACACGCAGGCCGCGCAGCTCGCTCAGCAACGCTTCGATACGACGCGCGGAGACCTGTCGCCTTTCGTCAAAGCCGGTACGGGCGTGCTGCCGGACCTTACATCGCTCGCGCAATCGGGACCATTCGGGCCGGGCGGAGCGAATTACCTCAGCATGGCCGAGAACAACCTACCCGGCACGATGACGCAGCAGGACCTGGAAAAGACGCCGGGTTATCAGTTCAACCTCTCGCAAGGTCTGAAGGCCACGCAATCGTCGGCAGCGGCGCGCGGACTCGGGGTATCGGGAGCGGCAATGAAGGGCGCGGCGACGTTCGCGACCGGGCTTGCGGACTCGACGTATCAAAACCAGTTCGCCAATCAGCAGACGCGGTATTCCGATATCCTCGGGCTCAACACCACGCAGCAAGGCAACCTCGCGGCGCAGTTCGGGCGGCTTCAGGGCGTGGCATCACTTGGCGAGAACGCGGGGGCGCAGACCGGGACGATCGGTGCGAACCTCGCGAGCACGGGCGGCAATGCGCTAATCCAGGGCGGACTGGCGAGTGCGGCGGGCACGGTTGGCGCGGGTAGCGCAATAACCGGAGCCGGGCAGAACTTTCTCGGCAACTCGATACTCCAGCAGATGATCGGCGGTGGCGGAACGGGCGGCTTCGGCGCGCCATCGGCCCAAACGGTCAGCAATGTAGGGCAGATTGCGCCGTTCAGCGGCGGCATCATTCAGGGTCAGTAGGAACACACGATGTCCGGCAATATCCTAGACGCCGTGCGCGGCGGCGATGTCCTCAGCTCGATCGCGCATCCGGCGCAGATCAACGTGCTGGGCGCTTACGGCGACGCGGCGCGGGCGGCGGCCGGCATTTGGGCGAACCGGCAGAACCAGGCCAACCAGCTCGCGGGGCAGGCGCAACTGGCCGGCATCGATGCGAACGGCCAGTACCAGCCGAACGTGGCCAACACGGCGCTTGCGAATGCCGGTCCCGGCGCGGCGCTGGCGGCCGGTGCGACGCTCGAAAGCGGGCAACGTCTCGGCACGGCGGGCACCGCGCAGGGTATCGCGATTAACGGTTTGATCGCGAAGTCTGTGGCGCCGCTGATCGATCCGTCACTCACACCGGATGACCAATTCCATGCGGCACTTGGCGACGTGGCGCAGCGGCTCATCAGCTCGGGGGTGCCGGCGGCGGCGGTGACAAAGGGGCTGGCGAATCTGTCCAATGATCCGACAACGGCGCGCAGGCAGTTGGAGGTGATGCGGCAGGGTATGCTGCCACCGGAAATGCAGCAGCCGAACATTTACGGCGCGAAGGGCACGCAGACCGACCCAACGGGCGCCACGAGCGGGACGAGTCAAAGTCCGCGGACTGGCGTGGTGACTGCGGTGCAACCGCCCGGCACCGGGGCACCACTTGGCCCATCGCCCGAGTTCTCCCAGACGCAGGTTACGTGGAAGGACAAGAACGGCGTCACGCAACAGGGTACGAACGCCACCTATCAGCAGGAGTTGGCGAAGGGGAACGCGGTCGGGGCAGCGACGCCTTCGGGGCCGACGCCTCCAGTGCCGCCAGCGCCGGGCTCGCCGACCCTTCCAGGCGGATATCAGGCACGCCCAGGAACCGCGCCAGCAGCAGGAGGAGGCACCCCCGCGCCCGCCGCACCCCCAGCGTCCGCAACGCCGGCAGGGACTGGTGGCGTTCCCTACGGGCCGCCTGTGAACGGCCAGCCTCCGCTGCCCGCGATACGGCCACAAGCCACGCCCCAAGGCCCCACGGCAACGCCATCCCCCGCGCCTCCATCGCCGCAGCCGTCGACCGGAGCAACCAGCATACCCGGCCCGGCGCCGGGCGTCGTCGAAGCGCAGCAAAACGACGTGAAAGCTTACCAGGAAGGGCAGGCCGGTATTCAGGTCCACCAACGCAATGTTCAGAACCTCGATACGGCTATGCAGGCGCTGCAACTGACACAGACCGGGCGATCCACCGAAGCCGTCCACAACTTCTATTCGTTCCTGAAGGCGCAGGGCATTACCCCGCCCTTCGGCGACGCGAACGTTACGGAGTACGACGTTGCCCGCAAAGCTATGACAGCGTTCGCAGCACAGGCCGCGGGAGCGGGCGGCACCGACTTGTCCCGCCTGATGAGCACTGACGCGAACGCCAATGTCCACATTGACCAGGACGCGGCGATGCACGTCATCAAGCAGAATCTCGGCTGGGAGAATCAGCAGATATCCATGAACAAGGAGGCTCCGGCAGGCGGCAAGGGCTACCACGAGCACGTTGGAAATTTCCCGACCAGCACCGTACCGGAAGCATTCGCGTGGAATCGTCTGTCATCGGATGAGCGGCAGGCGGTCATTGATCGACAGGCGAAGATCGAAGGCGGCAGCGAGGCGCTGCAAAAGTCTCTAGAGATGGCATATCGGAACAACGCTATTCCTATCCCCAAGAAACCGGCGGCTTCAACTCCGGCACCGTCCACCACGCCCGGCAAGCAGTCTATGGCCGTGCCGCCGCAGCAGAACCTATTGGCCATGGCGTAATTGCCGTGCCAAACAATACCTATGATGATCTATTCGATGCGTGGGGGCGGGCGCTCAATGTCAATCCCCAGCTCGGCAAGACCGTTTTTCATATGGAAAGCAGCGGCGGAAAGAACACCGGCAAGAGCCTGCCGGAAGATCCTGACAGCCCGATCGGTCCGATGCAGATGCGGCCAAGCACGGCGGCGGGTATCGCCAAAAGCATGAACATCACGGGACCGATCGATCTCCAGGACATGCGCTTCGTTGTTCCGCTGGCTATGCGCTATCTGGCAGACGGTCTGAACGCGACGCAATCAGGCAATGGTGCCCTCGCCTATTACTACAGTGGCAGCGCCGATCCGGCCGCATGGGGGCGGAAGACACAGGCTTATGTTGCCAAGGGGCAGGCGCTGTATCCCACAATGGCGTTGACGCCAGCACAATCGCAACAGACGCAACAGGCGGCCGACGCTCCGCCGGAGCAGCCATAATGGCCGACCTTTCCGGCGCGGACATCATCAAACTATACGGCAACGACCCGGCTGGAACGTCTTCGTCCGATGCGCCAGCGCCAGCGCCTATGTCGGGTGCTGATATTATCCAGCGGTATCAGGAAGCGGATAAGGTGGCGGCGGCTGATAAGGTCAAAGCTGGCGCCGAAACGGTCGCGCGTGCGTCGGAGCCTGATCCCTACAGCCAGTTGCCGCCCGATCCGGCGGCCTTGGCGCCGAATACTGGCGCACCCACACTTCAGGGCGTCCGGAACCTGCTTGACAATCCGCAGTACGTCTATGGCGCTCCATCAGAAGCAGTTCCGGGAACCGCGCTGGCGCCCGCCTCTGCTGTCGTAGCTAATATGCTTTCCCCCTTCGCACATGACCGCACAACGGGCGAAACGCATTTAGCATTGCCAAACATTGTCAGGCAGCCATTGCTTGGAGCGATTGATATAGCGCGGGGCGACTTCGCCACGATTGATCCGAGTGGCAATCCGCTGTCCGTGCGGCCTACCCCGGAAGCACTTGCCTTCTCCGGGTTGGCAGCATCGCCAGTGCGTCTCGGGACTGGCGCTCCCGTGCCGTCCAGTATCACCGCACGCGAGGCGCCGCTTTCGCCTGAGTTCACGGCGATGCCGGTTGGTGCGGCGACCGCTGACCGCCCTGGAGCCACGATCCCGCCGGGACCGACCGAGCCAAACCCTTATGCGGCAGGCGTCACGCCGCCGATACCTGCTCCACCAGCGACTTCCGCGGCTGCCAAGGATATTGCATCGGGATTCTACAAAACGGCCGAGCAGAACAATGCAGAGATAACCCCGGCAGCGGCTAACGCTTTCTACAACAAGATCGCGGGAAAGCAGCCGCAAACCGAGCATGGGCAGGCAACCGGCGGCACGGACGATGCTACCGCTCTGATAGACCGATGGCAGAGCCTGCGCGACAAACCTATTCCGGTAAAAGCCGCTCAGGAGATGGACGAACAACTTGGAGACCTGATCGACAAGCATTTCGACAAGATCAA